TCATTCGCCGCCCTCGCTGACCATGCCGACTGAGCGCACACCGGGGCGAAACGGGCTCAGGCGCATCTTCAGCGCCTTGGTCAGCCACGGACCGCTGGATGTCGCCGACTCCACACCGACAGCCACCTGGGCGTATTCGCGGGAGGTGGAGTAGCCCGAAGCGTCGTAATCGGCGGTGGTGATCGACGGCTTGTCGAACACCGCCGCCACCATCGACGCGACGACCCGGGCAACCGGACCCGGAATCGGGTCCGGCCACACGCCCAGGTAGCCGACCACCAGATCCGACGCCTGTTCGAGAACATTGGCGACTGCGGTGGTTTCGGCGGATGTGAGTGGCCGCCCGAGAGCGGCCACCACATCATCGCTCGTGGCCAGAGCCATTAGCTGCCGGCGTTGATCACCGCGGCCACGGGGACCGGGGCTTCGCTGTAGGCGGTCGCACCGGTCGACAGGACGTAGCCGTACCGCGCCTTGAAGCGCAGTGCCACCATGTCCTTCTCGGCCAGGTTGATCCCGGAGACGGTCGCCTGGTCGAGGAACTTGACCTGGATGTCCTGACGGACGCCCAGGCGAACCCGAGACGAATCCACCACGAGAGCGGTGGCCAGGGAGTTGTCCCAGGTGCCGTTGCGACTGAACGAGGTGTTGAATCCGGCGAAGGATTCATCCCGGAAAATCGGGAGCCCGTTGCTGTCACGCAGGTTCACCACGTCGTAGCGGAACGTCAGGTTGGCGCAGAGGGAATCCGGGAGAAGACCCTCGCCCGACAGGGTTTTCGCCGACTTGGTGACCGCACCCACGATGTCGTCGGCATTGGCCGCACCGGCGGTGATGGTCTGGGTCTGCGACGCGGCCGACGCGGCCGCGTACAGCGCCGAGCTGGTCCACGATGCGGGCTTTCCGTAACCCCAGAACACTGCCTGGTCCAGCTTCTGCCCGATGGCCTGGCCGGCCAGCATCGAGACCTGGGTCAGGATGTCCGTGGTCGCGTCATCAATGACGTTCTCGTGGACCGGGACGATGACCGCGATTTCCTCGGCGACCATCGTCACGTTCTTCCAGCGGACCTCGCTGGTCGGCTTGGTGCCGGAGGTGTCCCCGACGTCCTCAGTGACCCAGCCGGCCTGAGGCAGGCTGGCCAGCATTGGCATGTTGGTGGTCTTCGTGCCCAGGTTGACGGTCGGGAAAGCCTGTAGGGCTTGCGAACCCGCCGCCGCCGCATCGAGGAGAACCTGGCTGTAAGCCTGCTCGATGAGGGTCGAGACATCTGACCGGTTGATATCAACCATGATGTTTTTACCTCTCTAGATTGCCCGCCGAGTTCGTCCTCTTTGGGGTGATTACTGGTTACGCATCGACCGAAGGGCCGCCGCGGCAGCCTCTTTCGGGTCCAACCGTTGATCGGAGCCGGTGACACCGGACTTCAGACCCCGGGCAGGCTTGCCCGGTTTGTCGCGCTGCTGCGCTTGCCGCCACTCCAGAAGCACGTCCGCTGACGCCTCGAACTCCTCTGGTGTGGAGCCGGTCAAAGCGTGAGCCGGTACGCCCTTTTTTGCGGCGATGGATTCCCGAACCCGCATCTGACGTTCAGACTCAAGTTCGCTTTCCAGGTGAGCGGCACGCTCCTGAGCCCGCTGTAAATCGCTCTTGGCGGACTCTTGGAACTCGTCGAACTTCTCGGCCTTGGCCTTGAGTTCGTCGAATCCCGCGTACTGCTTCTTCACTCGGTCAATGCGCTGCCCGATGATCTTGTCCAGCGCATCTTGAGAGGTGATGGGTTGGAAATCACTGTCATCCACATCGGTAGTGACAGGGGTTTCTTCACTCATGGGTCACCCTTTCGGGGATGGTGTAACTGACCGCCGTTAACCGCCGGCGTCGGCGTCAAACCCCGCAGATGTGCGGGGAAGTTATTGGTTTGCCTGCTTTTTGGCCGCGTACCGCTTGCGGCGCTCGGCGTTTAGGGAGTCTTTGTCGCCGGAGTATTTGTCTCGGCGCATCCGGTTGGCGATGGCATCGAGTTGACCGCCCACCTCGTCGCGGGCGGCGTTGTAGTCATCACGCCACCGATTGACATAGTCAGGCGGCACGTAGGCATTCCCCGCACGCTCCGGAACGGCGATGCAGTGACAGTTGTCGTGTCCCTTGACGGCCGACTCTGCGGTGAAATACACCGCCTCCCGTGTCGCCAAAACTCGGCACCAGGTGCAAGCGTTCGCCGAGGCGTAGCGGGCGTAACGAACACGCTCGCGAGAGGCGTTGGACACCACGGTGTCGCGGGATGTTGTAAAAACCTGTCGCTCAGCAGCGCCGGACAGCGCCCCTGCGGGGTCGAATTGGGTTAGAGCCCAGTTGGCGTTGGCGATCAACGAGTTCCGCGGTGGTGGTGGTGCAACTTCCACGGCAAACGGCGCTGTCGGCGCGAGGCTGGAATACCATTCGGCGCTGAGCTGTCCGGCCGCGGCAATGAAGGGGTCGATCAACTCGGGGTACGCCTCGACGATCGCGTCCCTGTCGGAGAGCGAGGATAGTAGCCCGGTTGTTCGCAGGACTGCCACCGACGCGACCTGGGCGATCAAATCCTGGAAATTGCCGACCTCAGTTGACGACGGCATCTTCGGCGGGATCAACGGGAGGGCTCGGCATGGTGCCCTGCTGTGGTTGCTGCAGCGCGGCGATCAACCCGTTGACCTGATTACGGCGGATGCCGTCCTTGATGGCCATGATCTTCTGCTGGGTGACGCCGGGAATCATGTCGATGAGTTCTTCGATGGGGACACCGGAGGCGGCCAGTTTCTGCACACCGTCGACCACCGCAGCGAACGACCGTGCCTCGGTCGAGCGCCACACGACCTCAGAGGCGTCATCCTCGGCGGTGGTCATGTCGCCGATGATCTGACCGGACAACCGGAAGCACTGCTCCCAGCTCTCGCCGAATGTGTCCCGCTTGGATTCGGTCTTGCGCTGCTCATTGGCCTCGGCAGCAGCCAGGGCATCGGCAGAGACGTGCGAGAGCTTCGGGTTCAGCTTGGCCGGCGACACCTGGGCCACCGTGGCGATGAACTCCAGCATCTCGGTCAGCTTGGAGTCGTACTGGCCGAGATCCGCCGAGGGGAAGCTCTGCGTCTTGACGTCCGGATCATCGAAAGCCCAGACGCGGCGCGCACTGGCCGAGAGGACTTCGGACGCGGTTCCGGACCATCCGGTGATGACCTTCTGCGGGAACGCGCCGAACCGGGACACGATCATCGAGTCGAAGTTGACCGAGTTCAGCGCCCGCTGCAGAACCAGCAACGGGGAAATCTCGCCGACGATCACGTCATCGGCATCCCGGGCGTTGATGAATCGGACCACAGGGCAGTGATCAGCGCCGTGGGCGATGGGCTCATCGGCGGACATCGAGCCCAGGGTGCGGGCGAAGTCGATGCTATTGGGATCGAAGTTGATCGACGACGCCGGAACTTCGCCGAGATCCAGCGGGTACATGTAGGTCTCGTCGTAGATCATGGCCTTGCGGCGCGGCTTCGCGTCGGTGTTGTCGACCCACATCTCGAAGGCGTACTGCGGCCACTGATCGGTCTGGGGATCTTCATAGACCGCCAGGAGCTGCCGGGGCGAGCGCGGACGCCACAGCGCTCCGAGTTCGTCGTCGGCGGTCACCACCACATAGGCGGCGCCATAGGTCACCGCGGGCCGATAAACCTCGACCTGGCGGGCGTCCATTCTGTTGGCCTGCCACATATTCCAGGCCGGAGAGTTCTCCTTGGCCAGCGCGGATCGGTATCCGACCACGCACAGGTTCTGCACGAATGCGTCACGGACCAGCGGTAGAACATTCTTCATCGCCAGCTGGGACAGCTCATGGACTTCCCGCTCGGAGTTCTCGGGAACCTTGGGGAATCCGCGCCGGCCGAGCATGTAGTCGTAGATGTTGTCCAGAACCGTGCGCTCCGACTGGCGTAGGAGCCACATGTCCGAGACGAGGGCGCGGATCTGCTGATCGTCAAGCATCACGCCGCCCTTTCCTTAGTCGCTCAGACAAAACATGCCTTTCCGGAGCGTGGACGTGGCTTCTCGGCCACTTCGCTGCTCGTCAATCCCCACAGGGCCAGCGTCGCCGCCGTCACCGGGGTGATGTCGGACTCGGAATCCTTGCGGGACCAACCGAATCCCGAGTCGCCGATCTGACGCTTGCGGGCCACCGCCAGCGCTGAGTTCAGTAGCGGCTGATCGAGATGGCGGAACGATCCGTCCATCACGCCGTCGTAGAAACCGCCGAATGCCGCCGCCATCTGTCGGGCGGTGGTGACCGATACCGCCAGGCCGCGCTGGCGCAAAGGGTCAACCAGGGAGAACGCCGCCGAGGCCCCGTCGACCACCAGGGCGCGTACGTCGTGGCGCTCGCAGAGGTCTACGAATCTCTGGACGCCCCAGTCCGGTTCGCCTCGCCGTGTTTCCACGACGTCGACGTAGGGATGGTCGTCAACGGTCCAAGACGCCACAGCGATGGTGGCCGTGGAGCGATCCGGGGACACATCCAGGGCTATGGACACCTCGCGGCCGGCGTCGGCCAGGTTCGGGGCTCCGAGTCGGGACCAGGATTCCGCTGAGATCACCCGGTGGGATGCCGCAGAATCCCACATGCCCAGCCGTTCGCGGGCGAAGCCTTCATCGGAGAACCGGGAGCGTTCACCCTCGATGACATCCCATTGCAGCCGACCACCGAGTGCCGGATTGGCCGCCGCGGCGTGAATCTGATCGTCCAGGTCGACACCGCCGACTGCTGACCATTCATGCCAGGCCAATCGTGACGATTTCCCCGACAGGGCATCAATACGGGTGCGGGAGAACACTTCACCGTTGGCCGTGGGGCCAGGAGGGGTGCCGGTGAAAATCCACTGCGGGTTGCCCAGTGGCGCCGCCGAGGTGGTCGGCATCAGCGCCTCCAGGGCGTCGTCCGACAACTCCTGGGCCTCATCACAGACCAGCACGTCAACGGTGAAACCACGGCCGGAGCCCTTCGACCTGGCGACGAACTCTGCCGATGCACCGTTGGTCAGGATGATGGCCTCTTGGCCGTTGGTGCGGCGGATTTCCTGAACCAGCTCGGCCAGTTCGGGCCACTTTCGCTCGTTTTGAAAGAACGACGCCAGTCGCAGGAACGCTTTACGGGCGGTCTTGACCTCGTGGGCGGTGTGGAGGAACTTCTCACCCAGTTCGATCATGCCGAACAGTTCGCGCATCTCAATGATGGCGTTCTTGCCGTTCTGTCTCGGAACCGAGAGCCCGCACGTTAGCGAGGCGTACTTGCCGCCCTTGCTGCTGCGGGCGAGCCAGTCACCGAGGACGATGGACTGCCACTCATCAGGGGTCAGCCCGTAGGACGAGGACAAGAACGCGGCATCGTCACCGTCGGCGCGGCTACGTCCCTTCGGCGCGACGTGCACCCGCGGCCTTTGCTGGCCGTGCGGCCTTGGCGCGTGGGGTCTTGGAGCGGCGCTTGGCGAGTTCATCGAGCGCCGTCCCCTTTCGTTGTGGCAGGCCGATCTCGTCGATTTCACGCACGACGTCAGCCAGTTGCCGGGTGATCGGCGCGATGTCACGCGGTTGGCCGTCGAAGCTGTCGATCAGGCCGGCGAGGTAGTCGCGCAGGGCTATCAGAGCCTTGGCGCGGTCCCCGGTGGCGGCGGCTGAGGTGACGTCTTTTCGCATGTCGGCCCTCTTTTCGCAGGTCGGGGGTATTTTTGCCGCTATGCCCTGAGTGCGGCGCCGTCAGTTCGCCGGGGTTGGCCCCCACCCCTCTGACCTGCGGTTATGCCGACCGGTGTGTTTGCTGGCCCAAAGGGTCGGCA